GAAAAGTATCTACCAGCGGTACTTGAAAACCGTTCTGTAAAAACTCAAAAGGTAATTACAGAAAGTGTTAGCGAAGTAACTGGTAATAAGCAAGTTTCAGCTCAAGATGACAATCGCAGCAATGTAATTGACATCAAGAGACTGGCTGGGCTATAAGAAATATAAGGAGACTTAAATGTCACAAGAATTACTCGAAAGCCGCTGGGACGAAACCAAAGACGCTCTCATGGAAGGCCTCAAAGGTTCACGTCGTAGCACAATGGGTGTTATTCTCGAAAACACTCGTAGGTATTTGAAAGAAAATGCAACTGCTGGTAGCACAGCCGCTGGTAATGTTGCAACACTGAATCGCGTCATTCTGCCGGTTATCCGTCGTGTGATGCCAACAGTTATTGCTAACGAACTGGTTGGCGTTCAGCCAATGACCGGTCCAGTTGGTCAGATTCACACTCTGCGTGTACGTTATGCAAGCTCAATGACTGACACTTCGGCTGCTGCAACCTCAACAGTTGCTGGCGATGAAGCACTGTCACCATTCAAGATTGCAACAGCGTACTCTTCGGCAACCACAGTATCTGGCGGTACTCCTGGCGCAAGTCAGACTCGCTACACTGGTGCTGACACTTCGGTTCTTGAAGGTTCTGGTGGTCGTAACATCAGCGTTCAAATCCTGAAGCAGGCTGTTGAAGCTAAAACACGTAAGTTGCAAGCTCGCTGGACTTTTGAAGCAGCTCAAGACGCACAAGCAATGCACGGCATTGATGTAGAAGCAGAAATCATGGCAGCTTTGGCTCAAGAAATTACAGCTGAAATCGACCAAGAGATCCTGTTGAGCCTGCGCACTCTTGCTGCAACTGAGTTTACATACAACCAAGCTACTGTATCTGGTACAGCTACATTTGTTGGTGACGAACACGCCGCTTTGGCAGTTCTGATCAACCGTGTTGCTAACTTGATCGCTCAGCGTACACGTCGTGGCGCTGGTAACTGGGCTGTTGTTTCTTCAGCAGCATTGACTGTTCTGCAGTCAGCTACAACTTCAGCTTTTGCACGTACCACTGAAGGTACATTTGAAGCACCTACCAACACTAAGTTTGTTGGTACACTGAACGGCGCAATGCGTGTGTTTGTTGACAGCTATGCTGCTGACACTACACCTGTGCTGGTTGGTTACAAAGGTTCTTCAGAAGCAGATGCAGCAGCATTCTACTGCCCATACATTCCTTTAATGTCAAGCGGTGTTGTTCTGGATCCAACAACATTCGAACCAGTCGTGTCATTTATGACTCGATATGGCTACATCGAACTTACTAACACAGCAAGCAGCTTCGGTAACGCAGCTGACTATCTGGGTGAGATCGCTGTTTCGAACCTGTCGTTCTCCTAATCAGAGAGCAATCCAAATCAAAAAACCCACTTCGGTGGGTTTTTGTTGACTACGTTATAGAAATACGTTTGACTGTCTGGTGTTGATCAATCATTTGCATGATGACATCACGTGGTTGACTTTGACGCAGTTTAGCCACAGTGATTGCGCCCAATGCAAGTTTTGGGTCATGTTTTTTATATCCTAAATTTGCAAACATGTCTGAGTTATCGTCAAAGTAATTCCAAATGTGATCTTCGACTTGGCCGAAATAATTGGGATCATGTGATGTAAATCTCACAGTAAAATCAAACGCAAACCAATGCTGCGGTTTAAACGCTGCTGCAGAGATATACCGATCGTTGTCATGCCATAAATCATACAAAGGTTTACCGATTTCACAATAGTTTAATCTAAGATCTCCCCACTCTTCGGCAAGAGTAAAATACTGAAAATCTGTGTCATGTATAGGTTGTCGCCCTGGCTTATCTCTCCAGGTCATTACAAATCGCGGTATATCACCTAGGCTCTCGTAACGATGTATCCAAATATTTAAATCTCCCAATGCTTGCTGAACTTCTGCAGGAGCAGTAGAATAGAACTTGTTTGATGATTGCTGATCGTAGAGCCCATGGTACCGTTCAAAGATGTTGTGCAAATAATTAAGTTCGTCTTGTGTAATACCAGACGAGTTAGGAATAACAACTAACCCAGGGCTGTGGGCATTGATAGTCCTGCATAATTGTTGTATTTTTTTAGCAGTAGATTCTTGAGTCCACACGGTGTTTGGAAAATTATAAAATCGAGTGGAATCGTCCCAGGGCTGATTGTTCTGTATAAACAGGTTGACTTCTTGAAGCCAACGATGTGCAATTGAGATGTCTACTACATCAAAATACAAATCATAATCACTTGTGTGATTTGTCAAAGTAATGGTAATCATAGATATAGTTATTGTACTATAAAAATATCAAAATGTCTATAAATACACTGTCCGCAATAATGCGGCTTATGCGGTATTAACCCACCGCGTAGTGGTTAGAACCCACATCGGACTTCTTTAAGGAGAAAACAAATGGGACGTCCTCTCAAAATTCAAAAATATTCAACTAATTCAGGTCAAGGTTCGCCAGGCGCAGCAGTTGGCATTGACATTGGCTTTCCTAACTTTGGATCGTTGACTGATCCAGTATACAACGCTAGTCCAGACACTCTAAGTGCAGCAGACTATCTTGGGGTAGTTGGTGGTTTGCGTACCACTGCAACGTCAGCAACCAATCCTATTGTCAAGTGTATTGTTAACATCACTAACAGTTACACAGGAGTAGATGATGGTGTTATTTTGCGCCAAAAAGGCGCACACAAGTTTTTAGTGGCCACCAATACCGCTATTGATCCTGCCAATGCTGTGGTAGGAGTAAGTGTTCGTATTGCATCATTGGGCACCACTAACTGGTTGTCCATGGGTGCGCCAGTTGGTGCTGCGGTTGGAACAATTTTCCAAGTCACAGCAGCGTCGGCAGCAGCAACCTCGGGTACTTGTCAAGAAGTTGGTGTCTGTGTGTTAGACAATGATTCAACCCCAGCCGCCGGTCTCATGGCCATTGGATTCTCAGTGGGCGATTCAACTATCACTTACATCAGCAAATTAACCAATAAGTGGTTGCTTGATTGGACTGGTGGCAACGGATACACACAATCTGAAATTATCAGTGATGTTCGTTATGCATCAAACTTCTTCACTGATGAGGGAACTGTTATCAAGTCTGGCACTGCTGATACTACAGTTATTCCGGGTCAACTTGAAAAATGGACTAGCTGATTTTAGCTTGCTCCCCTGTCCTCTCTGGAATACATACAGGGAGGATTTTTTATGACTACTGCATTTTGTTTGGGAAATGGCGTTAGCCGACAGGTACTTGATCTACCACGATTGAGAGAGCATGGGCCAATCTACGGATGCAATGCCTTGTACAAAGAATATGAGCCAGATGTGCTGATAGCAACTGATCAGCCCATAAGCACACGTATTCAAGAATCAGGATACAGTGCTAGAAAAAGATTTTATACCCGCCGCTGCATTCCAGGGCGTGGGGCACATCAGATTTCTAAGAAATATTATGGAAACAGCTCAGGTCCTGTGTGTGCCAGTATTGCCGCTGAAGATGGGCATGATACCATATACCTCATAGGTTACGACATGGGTCCAAACTCAGATGGTAAGTTTAACAATATCTACGCAGGCACAGAATTCTACAAGCGCATTGGCGATCTCCCCACATTTACCGGAAATTGGATCAAACAAATACGCACAGTGGCCACAGATTTCCCCATGATTTCCTGGGTCAGGGTATGCGGTCCAACTACGCAAAAACACCCAGAGTTAGATAATATAAAAAATCTCAAACATCAGGATATTGCAGTGTTCTTAGATAACATAAATAATCAAAAGGATTAGTAGATGACTACTGTAAAGCGTGTTTCTGGCAATTATGAAATTACCACCCTAGGAAATACCAATGTCAACATTACCACGGGCACGGTCAATGTTTCGGGTAATGTTATATCAGCAAATCTGGCTGTTTCTGGTATTGTTTCATTTCCCACAGCCAATATCACAGCAAACAATATCACAAGTAACAGCATTACCTCGGTGGGCAATTTTATTACCACTGGTACATTTATTGGTGATGGATCGGGATTAACCAATATTCCGGCTGGCAATGCATCAGCTAATCGTATTCAAAGCGGTACTTCCAAAGTTGACTTACCTAATCTATCTGGTAATATCCAAATGGATGTTGCTGGTGTAGCCAACGTAATGTTGCTCACCAGTAGTGGTGCGATTCTTCCTGGTAACATTACCACAGGAAACATTTTAACCAACAACTATTATTTTGCCAACGGAGTTCCATTTGCCAGTGGTGGAACGGTAACATTTGATGCACAAAACACAACTCCAGTTGGATCAACTGCTGGAGATTTTTGGTTTAATACCAACAACGGTATTGTATATCAATATGTTGATGACGGTGATAGCGATCAATGGGTTGATATCACAGGTATTGCCACCCCGCCTTCTACAACTTCCACTGTGGCAAACACAGTAGTTCAACGTGACACCAACGGATCAATTACTGCAAACGTAGTTTCTTGTACTGACACAGCAGCAACTGGCAATATCAGCGGAACATACGTTTTAGGTAATGGTGCATTGTTGACTGGTATTCAAACTTCTGTGCCAACAGAAATTATTTCAGGTACTAGTTTAGTCAAAATAGTAACTGCCAGTGGAACTATTCAAGCCAACGTAGCAGGAACTACAATGGCATCCTTTACCACCAATGGATTTCAAGTTGGAAATATTGTAAATCAAAATGCCACTGGTGTTGGCAATATTGGTAATGCATCAAATTATTTTAACAGGGTTTTTGCCACATCAACCTCGGCGTTGTATGCTGACTTGGCTGAAATTTACGAAGCAGATGATGATTATGAACCAGGCACTGTGCTGATATTCTTTGGCTCCAAAGATGTCACAACAACTAGACGTGATCATGATCCTAGAGTGGCAGGAGTAGTTTCTACTAACCCAGCTTATCTAATGAATACTAAAACTTCTGGAGTACCATTGGCGTTGACTGGTCGAGTACCATGTAAGGTGCAAGGTCCCATTGCCAAGGGAGATTTAATTACTACCAGCAACACTCCGGGCGTGGGGCAAATTGTTGACTCTAATTTTTGGGTTCCTGGTTGTGTAATTGG